AGAATCGCCAAGGTATTGGGAAAAGATGAGGCCGTGCGTTTATCGCCGTTAAAACAAGTAGATAACACCGAATTTTTGGGAGTTAAAACCACTACTATAGCAGGTTTAAATCATCTTGATTATATGTTACTTTTTAAAAAATATGTAACAACTCAAGAACCTTCTTACGCTTTAGGAAATATAGGAACTAAATATGTTAATCTAGGTAAAATTGAATATTTGGGATCTTTAGATAAATTATTTCAAGAAGATGTTCAAAAGTTTATAGACTACAACATTCGAGATGTTGAAATTATTATTGAATTAGAGAAGAAACTTAAATTTATTGACTTAACAGTTACAGTATGCCATTTATGTCATGTACCATATAATCAAATTTATATGTCTACTATGTTAAATGAAGGCGCTATTTTAACTTATTTAAAACGTAAAGGTATAGTTTCACCAAATAAACCTACAACATATAACCCTTCATTAAGAGATATTAAAGAAGAATATGCTGGTGGCTACTTAAAAGATCCAACACCTGGGTTATATGAATGGGTTATTGACTTAGATTTTACATCGCTATACCCATCGATTATTCGTTCTTTAAACATGGGTATTGAAACTTTAGTAGGACGTATTGTAAATCGAGATAAATACGATAATCAATGGTCACTTAAAGAACTTAAATTACTCAACCCAGAAATGGAAATTACTATTGAAAAGGTAAATGAAAATAAAAGCATTACTCGTTCAACAGTAACAGTTGGTAAAATTATTAAATTATGGTTTAATAAAAGAAGTGAATATAAAGCATTAATGAAAGATGCCTTTAAAGTTAAAAAAGATCCAATATTAGGAGACTTTTACAATAGACGTCAACATGCTTATAAAATTAAATTAAATGACGTTTATGGATGTTATGCTATTAATGGTTGGAGGTATACTGATGGGCATAAATTCATATCTAAAGCAATTACACTTACAGGACAACGTTTAACTCAAGAATCTATTAAATATGTAAATAAATGGATGAATGAACAAATGGAAACTGAAGGTATTGATTATATTGTAACATCAGATACAGATTCACTATTCATTCAAGTAAAAGATTTAATTCAAAAAAGACACCCTGAAGTTGATTTAAACAATAGAGAAGAAGCAGTTAAATATGTTTTACAAATTGCAACCGAAGTACAACAAATAGCAAATGATAATCTAAATACATTAGTAGTTGATTTATTTAACTTACATGATAGACCTCATTATTTCGAATTAAAACAAGAAGTTGTACTTGAACGAGGATATTTTGCAGGTAAAAGACGTTACGCTCAATTTATTGTAAATAAAGAAGGTGTTTCTGTAGAGGAATTAGATATTAAAGGATTAGACTTAATGAAATCTAACTTCCCACCTTATTTTAGAAACTTTAGTAAACAATTACTTCAAGATATAATGTTTGGTGGAAAAAAACCAGATATAGATAAACAAATATTAGCATTTAGAGAAAGTATAGATACTGTAGATTGGAGACTTCTATTAAAACCTACAGGGTTAAAACTTATGAAAGAATATATTGCATCACCACCTAAAGCAGGTGAAATGTTTTCACGATTAGGTTTAAAGTGCCCGATTAATACTAAAGCCGCTATATATTATAACGATATTTTGCGTTTTAAAAACCTAGATAAACAATTCAATACATTCCAGATAGGGGATAAAATGTTCATTGCTTACTTAAAAAATAATCCTTACAATATAGACGTTATTGGTTTTAATGGGTATGATGATCCTCCATTTATTACAGAATTTATAGAAAGATACCTAGACAAAACACAGTTATTTGATTCTGTGTTAAGGAATAAATTAGAAAACTTATATGCTGATTTAAAATGGGGTAAACCTATATTCAACAGTAACATAAACAAATTCTTTAAATTTGGATAATCCAAAAACAATTATTACATTTAAAATATGATTCAAAAATTAGACTTAGTAGCAAGTATTGAAAAATATTACCTTGGAGGTATTATTGAGAGTGTTAAATGGAATGTATCTAACAATAGATTACATATAAATTTTGTATCTCCTTATCAAGACTTAGTAGGGCATGTAGAATGTGATGTTCAATTAGAAGATGGAACTATTGGTATTTTTAATACTAGTGCTCTTTTAAAAATGCTTAGTATTTTAGATATGGATATCTTAATTAATATAGATAAAAACCATAAAGTACCTGTAAGGTTATTAATTGAGGATTCTAACTTCTCCCTACAATACACCTTAGCAGACCCACATATTATACCACCATCACCAGCAATTGATGAGCCAACGTATGATACAGAATTTGATATAGATTCAGAATTTATTACTAGGTTTACTAAAGCTAAAAATGCATTAGGATCTAATACTAAAGATATATGTCGAGTAACTAATTATGTTAATGACGATGGAGCTAAACAAGCTAAGTTTATATTAGGAGATCCTACATCACATTCAAATAAAGTAGAATTTACATGTGATGCTTCATATGAAACATTTCATAAAGAACTTCTTACATTTAATTCATCTCATATAAAAGAAATATTAGTAGTAAATAAAGACAATATCCAAAGTGCAAAAGGACACATTAGTATGCAAGGATTACTTAAATTAGAATTTACTACTGAAACAGGAAATTCAACTTATTATTTACCTGAATTAAAAGTATAATATTTATAATAAACAAAAGACTTTAGGGCAATACAGTTTTTAAATTATTAACGCGATCTTAGGACGCACAAAACGTAAATCAAAATGAGTACACAATTTAACGAATGGGACATCTTGTTCCACAATTTCTTCTTTCCGTCAAGCGGATTTGGCTCAGCAGCCACAACAAAACAACCACACCCACTTAACATTTATTATGACGAAACAGGCCTTCACTTTGAAGTAGCATGTACTGGTCTAACTAAAGATGATGTTAAAATAGATATCGAAGATGATATCTTAAAAATTAGTTATGATAAACCTGAAGATGAAAAAGAACTTCATCCTGGAACAATCCACAGAGGATTATCTAGAAAATCTTTTAATTTAGGTTATAAAATTTCAAGCAAATATGATTTAGGAAAAGCTGATGGTAAACTAGAAAATGGTTTATTAACAATCTTTATTCCTATTACTGAAAAAGCAAAACCAAAAACACTTAAAATTAAGTAAAAAATATTGCCCTAAAGTTAGGTTTCCTAACAAATATTTTATATCTTATAGTTATGAATCAAATAATCAAAGTAAACGACGAACTATTTTTAATAAAACGTATTGCTGGGGAGCATTATATGCGATTTGCTCACCTATGGAATGAGATATCCTCAATGCATAAAACATTTAAGAAAGACGGTCAAATGTATTTCTGTGAATTAATAGAAGACGCAAACATTATAGAAAATTAATATTAATATTTAAACCAAGAAGTTTATGATCAAAGCCGTTTGGGACGCCATTATTGTACAGGTGGACGAAAAAGCAGAAAAAATGCATGGTAAGTTTATTGTTCCTGACTTATCACAAGAAAAAGCAATTATTGGAACTATTATCGATGTAGGTCCAGGAAGGTGGAATAATGCGGGAGATGCTCGTATTCCTATGTCTTTTAATATAGGAGACAGAGTAGTATTACCTCAAGTAGGACCTACTAAATTAGAATGGGAAGGTGTAGAATACATCGCCGTTTCTGAAGCACAAGTATTAGCATTAATTGAAGAACAAAATTAAATATGAAAACAGCTTTTAATCAAGAAGTAAAAGAAAAATTAGCTAAAGGAATTAAAACAGTAGCAGATGCTGTTGGTTCTACTTTAGGTCCATACGGACGAAACGTACTATTCATGGATGAATTTGGAGGTGTACGTAGTACAAAAGATGGTGTTACTGTAGCAAAAGAGTTAAAAGATCTTGAAGATCCATTAGAAAACATGGGTGCTCAAATAGTAAAACAAGCATCTATTAAAACAGCCGATAAAGCTGGAGATGGTACTACAACATCAACTGTATTAGCAAATGAATTAATACAAAAAGCATTTAGTGGTATTACACCAAATACAAATGTTGTATTAGTTAAAAGAGGAATTGAAGCCGCTACTGAGGAAATTATTGCTAATTTAAAACAAATTAAACGTGAAATTAGTTCTGAAGAGCAAATTAAACAAGTAGCAACTATATCAGCTAATAATGATGAAGAATTAGGAGCATTAGTAGCAGAAGCTATGAATTTAGTAGGACAAGACGGTGTAGTAACTGTTGAAGAATCTAAAACAGGCGAAACTTCATTAGAAACAGTTGAAGGTATCCAATTCGATAGAGGATATAAATCAATGTATTTTGTTACAGATAACAGTTCAATGTCATCTACATTACAAGACCCTGTAATTTTAATTTATGATGGACGATTAGTGTCAGTTAAAGAATTACTTCCAATCCTTGAAGGTGCTTCTCAAACAGATAGTTCGTTATTAATCATTGCTGAAGACATTGACGGTGAAGCTTTATCTACATTAATCGTAAATAAAATGAGAGGTCTATTAAAAGTAGTAGCTGTTAAAGCTCCTGACTTTGGAGATAGACGTACTGCAGTTTTAGAAGATATCGCTACTGTAACTGGAGGTACTGTAGTATCACCTGAAAAAGGAATGAAATTAGACCGTTTTAATTCAGATTGGTTTGGTAAAGCACGTGTTGCAACTGTAACTAAAGATACTACTACAATTGTAGATGGTATAGGAGCTGAAGGTGATATTGAAAACAGAGTAGCTGAATTAAAAGAGCAAATTGGAAAAGCTAATTCATCATTTGAAAAAGAACACTTACAAGAACGTTTAGGTAAATTAGTAGGTGGTGTAGCTGTAATCAATATTGGTGGTGCTACTGAAACTGAAATTAAAGAGAAAAAAGACCGTATTGATGATGCTTTACAAGCAACAAAAGCAGCTCTAGAAGAAGGATTATTACCTGGAGGAGGAATTGCTTTACTTGAAGCTAGAGAAGGTATTACTCAAATCAAAACAGATGGTGAAGATTTTAACTTAGGAAAAAGAATAGCATATACAGCATGTGGTGCTCCTTTCTTAAAAATTCTTACTAATGCTGGTATTGAAAATACTTCTGATGTTATATTCAGTTTAAGACAAGCTAGATTGGATAAGGGAGAAGAAGGTCGTACATTTGGGTATGATATTAAAACAGAAACAGTAACAGATATGTTTGAAGCAGGGATTATTGATCCTATGAAAGTAGTTAGAACTGCTTTATCAAACGCAGTATCAGTTGCAGGAACTATTTTATTAACTGAGTGTGCAATTTATAACGAACCTAAAAAAGACAAAGATGATCAACAACAGTTTATGGGTTGAGAAATATCGTAGTCAAACATTAGATACATACGTGGGGAATGAAGGCATTAAAGCCTTCATCTCCAAATGTATCACAAAAAACGATATACCTCATTTATTACTTTATGGTAAAGCCGGAACCGGTAAAACCACTTTAGCTAAATTAATTACTAAAAACATCAAGTGTGATGTAATGTATATTAATGCATCTGATGAAAGAGGTATTGATACTATTAGAGACAAAATTGTAGATTTTGCTTCTGTAAATAGTTTTAATCCAATTAAGGTTATTATATTAGATGAAGCTGACTATATAACATCTCAAGCTCAAGCAGCTTTACGTAATGTTATGGAAACATACTCAGCTAAAACTAGATTTATATTAACAGCAAACTATGCTGAACGTATAATTGAGCCATTAAAAAGTAGATGTCAAACATTTCATATTGAACCACCTGCTAAAGGCGAAGTAGCAAAACATGTAGCTGGGATACTAGATCAAGAAAATGTAACATACGAATTACCAGCATTGGCTAGTATTGTAAAAACATATTATCCTGACATCAGAAAAATTATAAATGCTTCTCAACAATCTATTGATAGTAATAACAACTTAAATCCTGAAGGATTAATAGTAAATGCTGAAAATACTATAAACAGTATTATACAAGTTCTAAAATCATCAGATAAACAAAGTTGGGCAAACATACGTCAAATTGTAGTAAACGATGATGTAAATGATTTTATTCCAGTATTTACAGGATTATATGAACGAGCAGCAGAATTTAGTAATTCACCAGCAGATGTATCAATCCATGCCGCTCAATATATGTGGCAAAATAATTCAATAGCTGACCGTGAATTGAATTTTATGGCTTTTATTTCACAACTTTTAAAAATTAAATAAATGAACCAAAAAGAATTAAACATGAATGTATCTTTAAAAGATACTTTACCTATTACTTGTGATGAGTGTGGTCATGAAGTGTTTATAGAAGGCGTTATGTTGCGCAAAATATCTCGTTTCGTAACAGGTACTGCTCAAGATGCTTTAATGCCAATACCCGTATTTACTTGCGCTAAATGTGGCCATGTAAACGACCATTTTATGCCTAAAGACAAAGAGTAATGACAGTTTGGGATTGGTTAAAACAAGTTACGTACATAAGGGAGCCTTGGGATAATTTTAGTGATGAAGACAAAGAAAGTTTTAATGTCTATATGCTTCACAAGGTTATCTCAATGCATGAACCTTATATTGAATTAGCTAACTATCTACAAAAGTTTTGGTTATTAACACCAAAACAAATATATGAAATATATTGTAGTTACTTACCTAAAACAGCTATATACGCAAAGTATATAAAATCGAATACACCAAAACCAAATTTAGATTTAGTTAATATCTTATCTAATCATTATCAAGTATCAACAAGAGAGATAAAATCTTATCTACATATATTAGATGAAAATCAAATAAAAGATATTCTTAGTGGTAGAGGAATAAATGAAGACGAAATTCAAAAATTACTAAATGAAAAAGGTACCAAAACATCTAAAACCTCTACTAGAGCATAAAGCAGAAGAAATTAATTGGGAGACAGATAAAATTGTATCGTACTCCCAGTTTTCAACTTGGAAGCAATGTCCTCACAAATGGAAACTTCAAAATGTAGATAAACTAAAAAATCCTCCGAATATTCATCTTATATTTGGAACGGCAATGTATACTGCTATACAACATTACTTAAAAATAATGTATGAACAAAGCGGAGCTGCTGCTGATAGGGAGGATATAGTTAGTTTATTTGAAAATGCTCTTAGAGAAGAGTATAAAAAAGGTTTTGAACAAAATAAACAAGTTCATTTCTCTAATCCTGAAGAAATGAATGAATTTTTTGAGGATGGAAAAACTATCTTAGAGTATTTTAAAAAGAAAAAAGGAGGATATTTTTCAACTCGTAAAACACATCTTGTAGGGATAGAATTTCCTTTATCTTACGCACCACATGAAGATTATCCTAATGTAAAATTTAAAGGATTTATTGATCTTATATTCTATAATGAAAATACAGAAAAATTATACATTTACGATATAAAAACTTCAACTCGTGGGTGGAAAGATCAAGATAAAAAAGATGAAACTAAAACATCTCAAATCCTACTTTACAAATCATACTTCAGTAAAATATTCAATTGGGATATAGATAAAATAGATGTTGAATTCTTTATTGTAAAACGAAAAATATGGGAAGAAAGTGATTTTCCTATTCCTCGAATTCAAGAGTTTGTTCCTCCATCAGGAACAAGAAAACGTTTGAATGCTACAGAAGCTTTTCGTACATTCATTGAAGATTGTTTCAATACAGAAGGTAAACCACAAGAAAAAGAATTTACAAAAATTGTAAGTCCATTATGTAAGTGGTGTCAATTTAATGATAAACCTTCTTTATGTGATAAGGTTAATCTTTTATAGAATAGTATATATTTATATTCAAATATTCAAATATATAACAATTATGGCAAGCAAGAATGAAAAATTAATTCTGACAAGTGTAAAAGTACACGATGAATTATTCGACGAATTTAAAGTCGCTAGTATTAAAAACAAATTTAATTTACAAAAATTAACAAACAGAGCAATGCATCTTTATTTAACTGATGATGATTTCCGTAAACAATTACACAATCACACAGACCTAGTAATGAGTGGAAGTCTTTAAAGTTTAAAAACCGTTATGAAAGAAAATTACATCCCGCAAGAACAGCGTAAAAAAATCTTAATTTTATCGGATGACATCAGAACAACATCTGGGATCGCTACAATGACCCGTGAAATTGTTTTAGGAACATGTCATCATTTTAATTGGGTAAACTTAGGAGCTACTATTAAACATCCTGATGAAGGTAAAAGAATAGACCTTAGTGCAGACTCAAACAAATTTAATGGAATTACAGATGCAAGTGTATTCCTTTATCCATCATCTGGATACGGTACTATTGAAAGAGTAAGAGAATTACTTAAAATAGAAAAACCAGACGCAATTATGTTGTTTACAGACCCACGTTATTGGGAATGGTTATGGGTACATGAAAGAGAAATACGTTCTCAAGTTCCAATTTTATATCTTAACATTTGGGATTCATTACCTTATCCATTGTATAACAAAGGTTATTACAATTCATGCGATTTATTAATGGCAATTTCAAAACAAACTGAAAATATTAATAGATCAGTATTAGGAGAAGATGCTAAAGATAAAGTTATTGGGTATGTTCCTCATGGGATAAATGAAAATGTGTTTTTCCCTATTGATAATAATCATGAAAAGTGGAATGAATTACAACAATTTAAAAAACAATTATTTAACGGAAAAGAATATGAATTTACATTAATGTTTAACTCAAGAAACATTAGACGTAAATCATTCCCTGATACATTATTAGCTTGGAAACTATTTGTAGATGGATTACCTGAAGATAAAAAAGATAAAGTAGCATTTATTGCTCATACACAACCTGTAGATGAAAATGGTACTGATTTAAATGCTGTTATTGAAATGATTTGGGGAACAACACCACCAAATGTATTCATTACTGGTTTAAATAGATTCGTTCCTGAACAAATGAACTTA